TTTGCCAAAAGTTTGAAATGTTACACTTCTTACGGTTTTGGGAGGATTATTAGGAATTGGTGGATTACGCAGCTATGAGAAAACAAAGGGGTTAACAAAATGAGAGAGAATTATCAAAAGTGTTTAGAAAAGATTTTGCATCACGAGGGCGGTTATGTAAACCATCCTCGCGATCCCGGTGGCGAGACTAATCTTGGAGTGACTAAGAGAGTATACGAAGAATGGGGTGGCAATAAAAATATGCGGGATCTTACGGTAGAAGACGTGGCTCCTATTTACCAAGTAAACTACTGGCTAAAAGCTAAATGCGACGAACTTCCTTCAGGGCTTGATCTTGCGGTGTTTGATTGGAGTGTAAACAGTGGGGTAGGTCGAGCGGCTAAGAAGTTACAAAAGATGATAGGTACAGTGGCGGATGGCGGTATTGGTCCAAATACCTTAAAAACTTTAGATGAGTACATTGAACACCACGGTTTAGAGCAAACTATTAAGAACTATAAAAACATAAGACAAGCCTTTTATGAGTCTTTGTCTACGTTTTCGACTTTTGGCAGGGGGTGGACCAGAAGAAACGATGAAACACAGAAAGCAGCTTTAGAGATGATTTAACACTATTAAAGGGGAGGACTATGGCTAATATATATATACCAAAAGACGAAGAGGAAATTTTCGCACCTTTTAGCCCTATACTGGGCTACAAAAAAATGTCTCCAAGCTTTGTTGAAAAGCTTAACAACACAATGAATGACAAAATGGAGGATTGGTCCCACAATTTAGTGGGTAAAGTTTCTCACGAATTAAAATTTACGAAGGAACTAGAGAACGATTGGGCTAAGGAGTTGGGTACTTTTTTAATGAAGTATCAAAGCCATGCTGAATTATATACCTCAATGGGTCAAAGAAACATACAACCGGATGTTTTAAATTACAGCGTAGACGTTACAAGCGGTTGGTTTGTTCGACAGTTTGAGAATGAGTACAATCCTATTCACGTTCACTTAGGTTCATATCTATCCTGTGTGGGGTATTTAAAGTTACCTGAGGGGATAGACGAAGAGTGGGAAGAAGATTATAAAGACCACCACCCTTCTAACGGACATATACAATTTGTTTATGGTCACGCGGCAAACCATACGGGGTCTAATTGTCTGATGAAACCTCAAGTAGGCGATTTTTATGTTTTTCCTGCTCATTTGCATCATTGCGTCTATCCATTTAAAACAAAAGGAGAGAGGCGTAGTTTTAGTGTGAACTTCACAATATCGGCAACACCTAAAGTCAATGAAGAAGAAAAAGGCTAAACACCCTTGATTATTTTATATTTTTCTACATAATCCTATATATAAATGCAATTTTATAGGATTTTATTGGCAAATGAGTGATATTTTTGTTGCAGAAGCTGTTATTAGGCTTATAAAGGATCATAGGCAAACTGTGGTTGACCAATTAAAGTATGGAAATGTGAAGTCTATGGAGCATTACCGTGAATTAATGGGTAACTTAGATGCCTTAAATTATGTTGAACAGGAACTCAAGAGCCTGCTAAATAAACAGGAGCGAAACGATGAATAAAAGTGCTACCGTAGAGGCTACTGGTGCGCCAGAAGCTGTTGCAGATCTTTCAGAGGCATATCAAGAAAAGAAGTTTTTGAACCCAGAGGCTTTGGGGGATACTCTTTTGGACCGAATGCCTAGCCCAACGGGTTGGAGGATTTTAATTTTACCGTATAAAGGTAAAGGTAAAACAGAATCAGGTATTTACTTACCCGATCAAGTTGTAGAACAAACCCAAGTATCAACTCAAGTAGGTTATGTCCTTAAAATCGGATCTCTTTGTTATCAAGACAAGGAAAAGTTTCCTTTTGGGGCATGGTGCAAGGAAAAGGATTGGGTAATTTTTGCTCGTTATTCCGGGTCTAGGTTCAACATTGATGGGGGTGAAGTTAGAATACTTAATGACGATGAGGTTTTAGCTAAAATTAAAAATCCAGAGGATATTTTGCACTTTTAGGAGGTAGTAATGGCAGAAGATAAACAAATAGAGTTAGAATTAGATAGCTCCACGGACGTAGAGGTGGAGGTTCCCCAAGAGGAGGGAAAGGAAAGTCCTGTAGAAACGGCTAGAGAGGCTTCGGATCAGGATCAATTTGAAAAAGCAGAGTCTGCAACTCAAAAACGTATTAATTCGCTTACAAAGAAGATGCGAGAGGCGGAAAGACGGGAACAGGAAGCTGTAAATTATGCTAAAAACATACAAAATGAGTCTAATACCCTCAAAGCCCGCCTTAACAACTTAGATTCTAGCTATATAAATGAATATGATAATCGTGTTCAAAGTCAAATGTCTCAAGCAGAAAAAGATTTAGCGAGAGCTATGGAGATAGGTGATTCGCAAGCAGCGGTTGTAGCAAACAAGCAGATTGCGGAACTTTCTGTACAGAATAGTCAATTAAATCAGGCTAAGGCACAACAAGAGCGTCAGAAGGCGGTAAATCAACAGCAGGCTTACGCGCCTCAACAGTATAATCAGCCTGTACAGCAACAACAACAGGTGAAAAGGCCCGATCCAAAAGCAGAGGATTGGGCGAGTAACAATGATTGGTTTGGACAAGATGAGGCCATGACTTTTGCGGCTTTTGGCATACATAAACGCCTTGTAGAAGAAGAAGGGTTTGACCCCAGAAGCGATGAGTATTATACTGAGTTAGATCGACGTATTGAAGATAAGNTTAATATGCCGACTAAAGGCACAAGCAGAAGACCCGTTCAGACTGTTGCTAGTGTTTCACGAAGTTCTGGACGCAGTAGTGGGAAGAAGGTTAGACTCACCCCTAGCCAAGTTGCAATAGCAAAGAAATTGGGTGTGCCGCTTGAAGAATATGCGAAATACGTTAAGGAGTAATTTTATGAGCATTGAAAATATAGATCAACCAATTAAGAGAACTTCTCGCGCAAATGAAACCAGAGAGAAGACGGCTAAACGCAGGCCGTGGGCTCCACCCTCCATGTTAGAGGCTCCACCTGCACCCGACGGTTTTCGACATCGTTGGATTAGGGCAGAAACTCGCGGATTTGATGACTCTAAGAATATTAGTGCTAAAATGCGTGAGGGTTGGGAATTAGTTCGTAAGGATGAGTTTCCTGACTTTGAATCCCCTGTTATTGAATCAGGTAAGTATGAAGGAGTTTTTGGTGTTGGAGGATTGATGCTTGCTCGCATCCCTATGGAAACAGTAAAAGAACGGTCTGATTATTTTTCTTCAAAAAATCACGATCAAATGCAAGCTGTGGACTATGATATGATGCGGGAGAATGCACATTCAACCATGACGATCTCTAAACCAGATCGTCAATCTCGTGTAACTTTCGGTGGTCCCCCAAGAAATAATAAAGGTTAGGACTACCTCAATTTAGAGGAAGATAAATTCTATGGCTAATACAGATACCTCATATGGTTTACGCCCTATTTCCAGACAAGGCTCTTCAGTCTCGTCTACGGGTATGACAGAGTATCGTATAGCATCTGACAACACCAACCCAATCTTTCAAGGCATGGCGGTTATTCCGTTAGCTGCGGGAGTAATTGACGATCTACAGGCAGCAGCCGGTGGAAACGTCAGTATTGCGGGGGTATTTGGCGGATGTGAATACGTTTCGGACACTACGGGAAAACCCGTATTTTCCAATTTTTGGCCCGGTTCTGGGGCGGATTCAGATTTTCCCGTCAGAGCTTTTTTGTATGATGACCCGAATCAGTTGTTTCGTATCGCTACGTCTAATGTAGTTGCTGCGGCAAACACTGAGGCGGAAATTCGTGCAGCGGTCTTTGCGAACATTGCGTTTGCAACGGGCAATAGCGGGTCCACCTCGAATGGTGTTTCTTCTGCAACTGCGGATTTAAACACTATCGCAACTACCAACACTTTGGCTCTTAGAATTATGGGTATCTTAGACGATCCTGCTAACTCTGACTTCACTGCTGCGGGTATTCCATTAATTGTTCGTATAAACAACCACTTCAATGCGCCTACGGGTTCCATTGCTGCTGCCACTGTTTCTACAACTGGCGTATAAGGAGCTTAAAATATGGCTATAACTCGCGCACAATTAGCGAAAGAGCTTGAACCGGGCCTTAACGCCTTGTTTGGACTAGAGTATGATCGTTATGAAAACGAGCATTCTGAAATCTTTGAAGAAGAATCATCAGACAGAGCTTTTGAAGAAGAAGTGATGCTTGGCGGTTTCTCAACGGCACCTGTAAAGTCAGAGGGTGGAGCAATTAGTTTCGACGATGCACAAGAAACCTACACTGCTAGGTACACGCATGAAACTATTGCGTTAGCGTTCTCTATAACGGAAGAAGCGATTGAAGATAATCTTTATGATCGTCTAGCTTCTCGTTATACGAAAGCGTTAGCTAGATCTATGGCTCAGACAAAGCAGATAAAAGCAGCAGCTATTTTGAATAATGCTTTTACTGCGGGTGCTAGTGCAATAGGAGATGGCGTAGCTTTATGCTCCAATGCACACCCTTCCATGTCAGGGAACCAAACTAATCTTTTAGCAACTGCGGCAGATCTCAACGAGACTTCTTTAGAGCAGATGTTAATAGATGTGGCAGG